GCTCCATCTATTGCAGCTCTTGGAGCAATAGGGTTCAACGACAAGGTCTCTTATCCTTGGTTCGCCCCAGCAGGTTTCAACAGGGCGGCTCTTGATTTCGTCACTAACGTTCATGTAAGGCTGAACAATGGCGACCGCGATGTCTTACAAGATGCAAGGATTAATCCAATTGCAACTTTCCCTAATACTGGATACGTAATCTTCGGTCAAAAGACGCTGCAGCTCGCCAAGTCCGCTCTGGACCGAGTCAATGTTCGTCGTCTTCTCCTTGAAGTGAAGCGTATCGTCGCGGACATTGCAAATCGCCAGCTGCTCTTCGAGCAGAACACCGTTGCAACCCGCCAGAAGTTTGTCAACTCTGTTATTCCTCAGCTCGCTCTAATCCAGGCTCAGTCTGGAATTGAGCGCTTCAGAGTAGTAATGGATGAGACTAATAACACGACAGCTGATGCTGATGCAAATAGAGTTAATGGCAGAATAGTTATCGTCCCAACAAGGGTGATAGAATTTATCGCAATAGACTTTATCATCACGAATGCTGGCGTCGAGTTCGTGTAATAGTTAGAGGTTAATAGGAGCTTCAATATGGCTGAGCTGACGTTTAAGAGTGCAGGAGTTGGGCTGAGAGAGATAGACCTGTCTGGTCCAACGAGCGTTCGCCCCGTTGGCACTCCTGCAGGCGTCATAGGCACTGCAAACAGGGGTCCCGCTTTCGTTCCAGTTCTGGTGGCAAATTATCAAGATTTCGCCAGCAAGTTTGGAACTACAGACGGCGAAAAGTATGGTCCGCTGGCAATGTATGAGTGGCTGAAAAACACTCAGGCTGGCGTGTATGTGAGAGTTCTTGGCGCCGGTGATGGAAAGAAGAGAGTTTCTTCTGGGCTCAACGTCGGCAAGGTGAACAATTCTGGCTTCGTTGTAGGAGACGAAATTGTCCAGGACAGCGGAAATTTTGACCCAAATCCATATGCAGTAGGAAGCTACTCAGGAAGGGTTCATTTCCTTGGCTGCTACATGTCGGAGTCTGCAGGTTCCACTTACTTCTCTGAAGCAGGAATACAGACCTCGCCAAAGGCAGTTCCTATCGTCCGTGGAGTTCTGATGACTCCATCGGGCGTCCTTGCTACGCTCTCTGCTTCTAGCGGAGACAACGTTCTTCCTACTACTTCAGCCGCAGCATCCTTGGTTGGATTTGCAACTGGAACTATGGATATCAGCTCTGGTAAGCAGGAATTCGTCCTCTTCCTTTCTGGCCACATATCGACTGATACTCACAAGAACACGATATCAGCATCTTTTGATCCAACTTCCACCAATTACTTTGGAAGAATATTCAACACTGATATGACTAAGATCGAAGAAGCTGGTCACGTACTCTACACAGAGCATCCAGTCTATTCTCAATATGCAGTTCCAACTGGTTCTGCACTTACTTCGATAGGCTCTTGGACCCAGCCAAGCTCTTTGCAGGATATCGCATTCTGCTTGACTTCAGCTCTTACTCAGAACTCTGGCTCGACTGTGATACCAAACTATGAGGGATTTGAAGATAGATTCCAGACAGCTTTCTCTCCTTGGGTTATCTCTCAGAACTTCGGTGGCGACCACTACAACCTCTTCAAGGTCCACGCTCTTGATGATGGCGCTTGGGCAAATACAAAGGTGAAGGTATCTGTTAGAAACCTAACTCCTTCCACAGACCCAACTTCTCTATTTGGAACTTTTGATATCTTTGTCCGCGACTTCAACGACACTGACGAGAATCCAATAGTTCTCGAGACTTTCGTCGGTCTCAGCATTAATCCAAATTCTGAGAGGTTCGTTGCAAGGGCAATTGGAGATATGCATACATTCTACGAGTTCGACCGCGAAGCCGGTGCTCAGAAGCTCGTTATGGATGGACTGTATCCAAATGTCTCTACATACATCAGGATAGAAGTTTCTGACGATGTAATCAACACTGAGGTTCCTGGAGATTCTCTGCCATTCGGCTTCCGTGGGCACTATCACCTTGTGACATCAGGATCAAGCTTCTTGGCAGCAGCTGGAGAGAATGCTGATCTGATTGGAGCAATCCAGCCTCCTGTTCCATTCAGGCGCAAGATAACTCTCGGCCAGGGAAGCGGAATCAGAACTACTCCATACTTCCACTGGGGTGTTCAGTTCGAAGTGAACGACTCTACAGCTGAGCCAAATAAGAACAACTATGCCGATATGGGCCCAGCTTCTCTAACCAAGTATTTTGCAACTTACCACACCGATTTTGCAAATCCTTGGGTTGGAGATAATGCCTCTACTCCAGATTCGAATGGAACTGTCTACGATTCGGATAGATTCAACAACAACTTGTTCAGCCTCGAGCAGGTTCAGATCTACACCAATTCCTTCAGCCTACCAGATCCAAATCTTTGGACATCTGCATCGTACTCTAGAGACGGCGTCCTCTCTTCTGGATTTGACCGCTTCTTGCAGACTTCTGACCTTAAAGATTCTACAACAAGAGCCTTCGCTAAATTCACTTTCCCACTTCAGGGTGGTTTCGATGGACTCAACTCCTTCGATTCTGAGCGCTCAAATCTCACCAACCTTGCAGCAAAGAGAGAGATGGATTACACTGCTGACCAGGGCGGCCCGCTTGGACCAACTGTAGCAGCTTATCGCAAGGCGGCTGATATTCTGGGCGAGCGCGATGATGTTGATATTCAGCTCCTTGTCGCTCCAGGCATGAGAGAGCCAGGTGTCACAAACTACCTAATCGATTCTGTCGAGAACAGGTTCGACGCTCTCTACATCATGGATATTCCTGAATACAACAATTCGGGCGTGGTAATTACTGGTTCTGATACGCCTTCTGTAACACAGACTGCAAACAATCACTCAAATAGAGTCTTGGATACTTCGTTTGCAGCTGCATACTATCCAGACGTTGTCATGACAGACCCTTCCACACAGACCAATCTGGTTGTTCCACCATCTGTCGCAGTTCTCGGGGCTTTTGCACTCAATGATAAGATTGCATATCCCTGGTTTGCTCCAGCAGGCTTCACCCGCGGCGCTCTCTCAAGCGTTGTTGAGGCTCAAGTGAAGCTCAACAGGACCAACCTTGATACTCTCTACTCTGCTAACATCAACCCAATTACTACTATTCCAGGACAGCCATCTCCAATAGTCTACGGTCAAAAGACTCTTCTTGCAAGGTCTTCTGCTCTTGACAGGGTGAATGTCCGCCGCCTGCTTATTGAAATTCGTCGCAGAGTTCGCTCTGTGTCAAACACATTCCTCTTCGAGCCAAATAGGGAATCTACCCTGTCGCGCTTCTCAGGGCTGGTTAATCCAATCCTGAAGCAAATTCAGGCCCAACAGGGCGTCGAGAGGTTTAGGGTCATTATCGATACTTCGACAACGACCCAGGCTGATGTGGAGAACAATACTGTCAGGGGAAGAATTTACGTTCAACCAACAAAGTCTATCGAATTCGTTTCTCTGGATTTTGTGGTTTCTAACGCTGGCGCTTCAATCTGAAATCACGAGCAAGATATTTAGGAATTAGGAGAATTTAATATGGCAGAGACACTTGCAGTAAGCGATATGCTCCCAAATCGCTTCGAGCCAAAGAGGAAGTTTCGCTGGGTCCTCTCTATCGAGGGAGTCGATGCCTTCCTCGTGAAGGGCGCGGCCCGTCCACAAGTTGACATTGGTTCAACTGAAATCCACTGGATTAATACTGTTCGATACGTTGCCGGCAAGGCAAAGTTCGGAACCATGAGCATCACCCTGTATGACCCAATCGCTCCATCTGGCGCACAGCAGGTCATGGAGTGGATTCGCACTCACTATGAGTCCGTATCGGGCCGCTCTGGTTATGCAGACTTCTACAAGAGAGACATCCAGCTGAAGATGCTTGACCCAGTTGGAACCGTTGTAGAACTTTGGGATATCAAAGGCGCTCAGATAACTCAGGCCAACTTCAACGACCTGAGCTATGACGGTGAAGAAGCACAGGAAATTGCTCTCACCATCCAGCCAGACAACTGCATATTGCAATACTGAGCTGTAACAGTTCCAACTGGAATGTTATACTTATGCCAAGGGGTGAATCCGCTTGGCATTTGTTTTTTCCTGTCCTTGTTGCGACTTTGTCTCAAAGCAAGAGCCAAGATTCTTGGCGCATCTCCAGGAATCTCACTCTCTCAGTGATTTAGAAGCCTACGTCTCTAATTTCTGCAGTGGAATTTCTCCATCTTGTAAGTGTGGATGTGGCAGTCCTGCGCCCTGGAAAGGTTGGAAGTCAGGGTTCTCTGATTTCATCCGTGGCCACAATGCTAAGGTCAGCAGCTCTTTCACAGACCTCGAAGTAATTGAAAGGATGAAGGAGACCAGGAAGGCTTCTCGTGAGGCGGGAGAGTGGAAAGTTTGGAACTCTGGCCTCAAAAAAGAGAACAGTAAGATACTCCAGGAAGCTGCTGAAAAGAAGTCCAAGACTCTCAGAGAGAAATATTCTTCTGGTGAACTAGTTCCTTGGCAACTTGGGCTCAATAAAGAGAGCAGCGAGAGCATCAAAAGAGCATCAGACACAAAGGCTAGAAAATTTTCTTCTGGAGAGCTAAAGCAGTGGAACTCTGGTCTCAATAAGAACAACTGTGAGAGCATTAAAAGAGCCGCAAGAAAGATATCAGAACAATACTCTCTCAGAGCGGCTGGAAGAAGGCTGTCCCCAGAAGAAGTAGATAGAAGAATATCTCCATTTGGCTTTTCCGTAATCGAAGATGGATACACCAGCAGAAAATCTTGGGGTCTTAATGTCGTTCATCTACCTTGCGGAACACAGCAGCTGAGGTCTCTTTACTCGTTAGAATCTGGTCTTTGCGTCTCTTGCCACAATATGACATCAACTGGCCAGAGAGAAATAGAAGAATTTGTGAGGTCTCTTGGTATTGAAGTTGTCTCCTCAAGCCGCAGCGTAATTCCGCCGCAAGAGATAGATGTCTGGATTCCGTCAAAGAACTTTGGAATCGAATTCAATGGCCTCTATTGGCACAGCGAGAAGTTCAGAGAGAGAGGATACCACGACAGGAAGACAAGTTCAATTAGGGAGGTAGGTGGTAATCTTCTGCACGTATTTGAAGATGAGTGGAAGAATAAACAGAAAATAGTTGAATCTATGATTTGTTCGAGGCTTGGAATTTTACCTCATAGAGTCGGAGCAAGAAGCTGCACCCTGATAGAGCTTGAACCAAAAATTAGAAAAGAATTCTTTGAATCCTCTCACATTGATGGAGATACCCGCTCTCTAATTTCTTGGGGCCTCATTCATGATGAAAAGATAGTTGCAGCAATCTCTCTGAGGAAGCCTCAGCATAAGAAGTGGAAAAATTATTTGGAAGTTGCAAGATTTGCGACAGCTCCTGGATTTTCTGTGCCAGGTGGATTAGGAAGGTTAGTTAGTCAATCTTCAAAGTATGCAAAAGAAAATTCCATTCAGGGTCTGTTATCATATGTCGACCAGAGGCATGGGTATGGAAACTCTTATCAAGCAGTTGGATTTGAAAAGATTGGAATTACATCACCAAGATTTTGGTGGACAGATTACGTTCAAAGATTTAATCGATTTTCAATCAGAGCTAATAGAGAAGAGGGAATAACTGAAAAAGAAGCCGCCTCTAAGAGGGGCGTTGAACGTCTGTGGGGAAATAGTAATGCTATTCTTGTCATGAATCTCAAGTGAGAGTTTAACTTTTACGTAGCAGGTTTAAATTATTAGTAGTCACAAAGAGGTGTATGATTGTCTAATCGTCGTGAAGGTAATCAGGTGTTTGGTGCTGGCGCTCCTCCTGTGGGAGTTCAGACACGAGATGTTATGAAGGATGATTTTGGTTTCGAAATCCCAGTTGAGTCTGTCCCTCTTCCATCAGGCGGCGCCATTTATCCACAAGATAGTGCTCTACACAATGCGAAGACCATTGATATTAGAGCTATGACAGCAAGAGAAGAGGATATCCTCACCTCTCGAGCCCTTATCAAGAAGGGAACTGTAATATCGAGCCTCCTCCAGTCCTGTATTGTTGAGAAGGGTGTTGAGCCAAGCAAGATGATTGTTGGCGACAGAAATGCTGTCATGATTGCTCTTCGCATCACTGGCTATGGAAGCGAGTATGAAGGAGAAGTCGATTGTCCATCTTGCGGAGCAAAGTCAAAGCAGTCTTTTGACCTCTCTTCTCTTTCAATCAAGCCCCTGCAGATAGAGCCATCTCGCCCAGGTGAGAATGTCTTTGAATTCTTCCTGCCAGTCAGCAAGAAGACAGTTCAGTTTAAGTTTCTCACTGGAGCTGACGAGGAAGAGATTCTTGTCATGCAGGAGAGGAAGAAGAAGCTGGGTGGAAATGCTGATAGCTTTGTTACCACCAGGCTCCATTTTGCTCTTGTCTCTGTAGATGGAAAGACTGACCGCTCTCTAATTGCTTCTTTCGTTCGCTCGATGCCAGCCCGAGACTCTCTTGCTCTTAGAACTTTCATCGATGAGAATGAGCCTGGCGTAGATATGAGCGTTGAATTTGAGTGTCCGTCCTGCGGCGAGACAAGCGAGGTGTCGATGCCAATCGGAGCCACGTTTTTTTGGCCTAACTCCAAGTGATAGAGAGAGATTCTTAGAGGACACTTTTGCTCTCATGTATTACATGGGATTTTCCTACTGGGAGTGTTACAACATCCCAGTTCAATACAGAGAGTGGTTCAAAAGACGGCTTCTCGATGAGATTAAAAAATCCCGTGAAAAGGGTGATTCCTCATCGAGAGCCGCTCACGATAATACACCTGAGCAAAGGGCCCTCACAGATAAATCAAGGGCAGATACTCCAGCTCGACTGAGACGTTTCACATAGTTATCTTCAGGAGTGCGAGCTATGGATAACTCTACAAAAAAGTCTATTGTCGAATATGTTCTTGGGATGAGGGAAGAGCTTATTCTCGAGGGAGAGCCAGCCCTTATTTCAGTCACAGCATCAGCTGTTGAGGCTTCAAAGAGCCTCTATGTTGCCCTAAATGAGGGAAAAAACATAGAAGAAATTAAAGAAGCCCTCCAGAGGAAGAAGAAGGCTGTCGACCGCTGGAACTCCTACACTAATAAGAATTGGGATATCTAAAATTTATGGCCTGAAGCTCGTGCTTTGGTATTATTTATTTCAGGAGAGCATGAGCTTTGGCTGAAGATACTCCATCGGGTGGCAAACCACCCTCTGGTTCTCCAAAGGGACCTTCAAAAGAAAGTATTGATATAGCTACTAAGCTAAATCAATCTATTTCTGAATTGACTCAAAAATACGCGTCTCTCAATTCAGAAATTGAAAAGTCTCAAAAAATTCTTTCTGCTGCTGGAGCTTCGGGAAAGAAAGCTTCTTTAGGCTTTACTCGCTCTATGAAAATGTCAGAAGGAATCATAAATTCTTTCAAAAAATCTATTGTAACTGCCTCGAGGCAGATAAGCATGGCGACCAATGCATTTACCTTCTTTGGAAGGACTGTTATAGGAGTCGGTCGCTCTTTTCTTTCTTTTCCGATTGCCTTATTTGGAACAATAGCAAATAAAGCAGCTGAGCTTCTGAATGGTTCAACAGCTCTTCGGCAGGCCTATGAAAATGTTAGAAAAACTTTTGGTGACCTCTCAAAGAATGAATCTAAATCTGTCTTAACTTCATTCAAGCAGCTCAGAGCCAGCTCAAGCAGCCTGGGTGGTTCAACTCTGTCTTTGAGTAGAATCTATGGATATGGGCCAGATGGATTAGCAAAAGCCCTTGAAGAGCTTACAGAGACAGCCCATGCAATGGGTCCAGTATTCGGTCTTCTCAAGAAATCATTTGAGACGAATGCAGATGACCTCCTAATCTATCAGAAGGGATTGGGACTTACTGCTGAGCAGATGAAGTCTTTCGGTTCGATAGCAATCGCAACTGGAACACCTCTTGAAGACCTGCTCAAAGAGACAGGAAATCTCGCCCTCCAGATGGGAGATAAGTTTGGAATCTCTTCGAAGGAGCTTGGAAGAGATCTAGGCTACATGACCCAGAATATGGGCAAGTTTGGCTCTATGACAAAGACCCAGATGATCACATCTACGGTCTTCACCAGAAAGTTAGGCCTTGAAATAAAAGAGCTCGAAGGCCTGATATCAAAATTTGATGACTTTGAATCTACCGCGGAAGGAGCATCACGACTGGCGCAAGCCTTTGGAATGAATGTTGACGCTCTTGAAATGATGAAAGAGCAGGATCCAGCCAGGAGGCTGGATATGCTCAGAAAGTCTTTTGCCGCCACTGGAAAATCAATAGAAAATATGAGCCGCCAAGAGCGCGCTCTTCTTGCAGAGACATCAGGACTGGATGAGAACACAGTTGCTCTTGCTCTCTCTACGAAAAACATGGGCCTCTCTTATGATCAAGTCCAGAAAGAGGCTGAGAAATCCAACAAGAAGCAGAAGTCTCAAGCCGAGATTATGCAGGGACTCTCTGAAAATATTGAGAGGTTCGTAGAGTCCATCCAGCACTCAGGAAGCTTCCTCACTCAATTCTTGAACGGTTTTATGAGAGGCATTTCTCGTTCAAAGGTATTCAGAGAAGCACTGCATGATATGGCCACTGCATTGCGTTCAGTCTATCAATTTGGAATAAAGGTCGGTGAAGTCTTTGTGACCGCATTCCCAGGCGTTGAGGGCATGATTAGGTCAATTGGCAACTTTGTCAAGCTGATAACTGCAGCCTCAAAGTCTGGGGAAGGAGCTATAGCCAGTTTCTTTAACGCTTTTTCAACTGCTGAAGGAGCAAAGAGAAAAGTAGGCGAGCTCTTTGATATGTTCATGGGGGTCGGCGTCCAAGCGGGGGGACCTCTCAGCGAATTCAATAAAGAATACAATAAATTTTTGAATAGCATAGCAAATGGAATTGCTGCCATAATTCCAAGAATAGCAGATGAATTAGTTAAAGCAATAGACGAAACAATTAATTCTTTAGACGCTGCTTTTACCGCTTTTGGAGATGAGGTAAATACCAAAGCCTTAAGCCCAGGTGCGAGAATACTTTTTTCTCTATTTGAGGGCCTGGAAAGAGTTGTTCCCAAGCTAGCTGAGCTAGTCGGCAAAGTTTTTTGGATGCTAATTACAGATGAAAGAACAAAAAATTATATGATGATTGGGCTTACTGGTCTATTCGCTTGGATTGCTGGGCCTACAGCGCTATCATTTGTTTCTTCCTTGTTCATTAACTTGCTTACCACCGCAGTTTCTGCTGGTTTTGCTTCTCTTTTGTCTGGCGGCGGTGCCGCCGCCGCGGCCGGCGGAGGTGCTGCTGCAGCGGGAGGCGGCGCTGCAGGTGCAGGCCTTCTTTCTTCTCTATTTCCTCCTGCAGCATTCATAGCTCTTGCAGTAGCATTAACTCTTGGAATAGGATGGGTATTCAAGACATTTAAATCTTCTATTGTTAGCATACTAACAACTATATTTGGCGATGATATTGCATGGTATATAGAAAAATCAATTTTAAATCCATTTATCATGTTGTTTGATGGATTGACTGGGATATTTAGCGGAATTTTGTCTTTGTTCAGAGGGTCAATACAAGTATTTAGAGGACTTTCTAGCGCCTTCATGGGGGATTCAACAATTCTCATGGGAGGTCTTAAGGAAATTGGAAGAGGAATCTATAATTTCTTTCTTGGAATTATGGACACTATAGTGGGAGCTATAGGAAACATTCCTATTCTTGGGGGTCTCCTTGTTGAAGGATGGAATGGGCTTAAAAGCGCTTTAAGTATTTCTCATATAGAAGCTGAAGAAATTAGAAATAATAATCAAAGAGCTTCTCAGATAGCAGCAAGCGGAATTAAACCACCAGAACCAACTCAGGCTCAGACTGCCAGCGGGGGTTTTGGAGACATGTTTTCAGTTCCGAGGGACAACTCTCTTGTCGGACAGTCCAGAGCAGTCGTAGCAGTTGGAGATGAGTCTAGAAAGCTTAAGAAAGCAGCCCAGGCCCTTTCTGATGCTGAACTCCAAGAGCAGCTGCTCACTGCCCGGGCAGGAATAGATTCTCTTGATGGTTTTTATTCGAGACTTTCAACATCCTCTTTCTTCACAAACTACGAAGAGATTGGAAATAAGTTCTCAGGAACATCTGCTTCTCTTGCGCAAGTATCTTCAGGAAAATTTGGAACAGTAGCAAAAGAAGCTGCAAAGGACATCGTTGAGATGAACAAGGCTCTTGCAAGCCTTGACCCAGTCAAGATGGATGCGACTTTGGACCGCCTTGGTGAGAATCTCTCGTTTAAGAATGAGGTCCTGAACATCGAAAGAAAGCCAGTCGTTGTGAATATTGATCTAAACCTCTCAATAAAGGCCGAAGAATTCGTAAAAGACTATGAAAAAGTGAAGTCTAATATGATTCTAAGGGGAGAAAGAATAGCATAAGCAACCGCTGTCTGATTGAGCAATAGCGTTTTAATTTCATCTGGGATTTTCAATGTCTGAATCATTCAATATCTACGGCAAAGTGATGGAAATGGAAGAAGTCTCCAGATCCCTTAAGGCTCTCACGCCTGAAGAAAGAGAGAAAGTTGAGAAATACATCAAGAACCTTTCTCACGTTGCTGAGAGAGCAATTTTCAATGTCTCTTCTGCGGTGGGGAATTCAAATTTCACAAAGGAAGAGCTGGAAAGGGTTGTCAAAGAGTATTCTGGTAAGAAGGAGTAGAGGTGGGATACAATTCAAAGCTGTATAGGATAGACCCCGATACAGGAGACATCCT